TATCCTACTACTTTTCCTCAATGGTGGAATGTTTTAACGAATTAGCCTATAACAAAACTCAAAGGTGTTCCGCCTTCTACATAGTTCATTAGATCTTGCTCTAATTTTTCCATTTCAGCGGCCGCTTCTTGTTTAAGAGCATCACCATTAAGACTTGTACCACCTTGTGGTCCAGCGATTGTGGCAAATTTTGATCTTGCTTCGCCTAGCATATACTTACACTGTGCTTTTGTATAATCATAAATCCAAGGTTTGCTTCTATGATCTTTAAGCAGTGTGACATCTGGTTTGTAGTTGTACAACCAAAGTAAAACACTTTCACCTGTTTCGTTAACTCTTCTTACTATTGTAAGTTTTTTTGATACAGGATTAAATGTGAAGTTGATATGTCCACCAAACATTCTAGCAGTAAGTTCTTGGTATTGTGAAAATAACTCGTATGTTGCTAATCCGCCAACTCTACCTGCTTGTAACAAGTACACATTAACATATCCTGCTTCAAATGGTTCAAACATATTAGAACCATCACCTTGGCTTGATCCAATTGTTCTACGAAAAACTTGTCTTACAGATTGTACTTCGCCAGGTAATATATATTCTTGTGTTTCTTTAACAAGTTCTAAAAAGCCATAACTTTCTTCAACGCCATTTGAACTACGTTGTCTGTATACATCTGTTGCTTTTGTAAAAGCAATATCATAATGTTGAGGATCTAACTCAACATCCACCATGCCGTCACCTAAACTGTAACGTACATAATCGACTAGTTTTTGCTTTTCTGTCTGAAGTTCGGTATTTGCCATATCTTTATCCTACTGTAGTAGTATTTATGCTAAGAGCGGGAGTAAACTAGAGTGTTTTCTTTACGGTTGATCCTAAAACTATCTATAATTTTGTAGTTAGGGATCGTTATTTTATGCTCTTTACGGCTATCAAATATAATATACAGTGGTTTTAACTGTAATACCTGCCCTATGTAAGCGTCTATAGGGTAGTGCCAACCCCAACTTAACGTACTATACACTATTTCTGCTGAATCGTTCCATTTATAATCGTCTATATTGTATACAACACCGTTCACATTAAATTTAGCAAACTGTTTTGTTAGGCTTAAATCATTATGAATATAACCTGTCTTACTGTAATTTACAGGTTCTTCATCTCCGTCCTTATCTAACATAATAAAATTTATACTAGGTGAAAGTCTACTTAATTTTGCTGTTTGATAACCAATACCACAACCAATATCTATTGCTGTGGCACAATCAACAAAATATTTTCTTGTTCTATAAGCATAAGCAATTAAATTGTCTTCGTCAAACTTGCTTCTTTGCTTTTGTCTAAAATGTTCGTATGTCATTGTGTAAGAAGTAGTATAGTATCTAGGTTTACACGCCCATTCAATTTAGTTTCAGTAGTTTTAATTCCTTCAAAAAACTTTTTACGTTGTATTTTACCACACTTTTTAAATTCAGCAAGTTGTTCTACAGGTTTACGAAGTGTTTTAGCAATACTTTCTTTTTCGTCAAATCTAATAAGTGTTGTACCTTTAACTTCTAACCCTGTACCATCACGTTTTTGTTTTTGTGGATCAACAATACTAGTAATATAACGTCCTAGTTTTCTAGTTTTGGTATTATATACCCAAAGTTCTTCTGCTTTGATAATATCAGCAGGATTAATACTAACAAGAGCAGTTTTTTCATCTGACTGTTTGTACTTCATCTTGGCTACTAGTTTTTCAGCACTCTTTGGTTTTACTTTTCTTGGCTTTCTATTAAGTTTACCTTCTGCTATTAGCATATCACAAGCATCAACCACTTGCTTTAAGGCTTTGTGTTTTGTTTTAATTACTTTTGTATCATAAATGGCGTATGCTTCTATAAGTTGATCATGCCAGTCTTGCTCTGCTTCTGTCCATTTGCTCTTAATACTGCTAGGAACTTTGTTAACGACTTCTTCTAGTTCAATCATTTCATCATTATAAAATTCTTTTATAATTTTAGCGTGGTTTGCCTTGGCTTGTTTTTGTCTAAGAATTTTTAAAGGACTAAAATCTTTAATATCTAGTTCGTCCATGGGTTTTTCTAGTACTTCGTCTAGATCAACTGTCATTGCCATAGATGCTGTTCTTAGTCTTTCTTGAATAGACGGAACATACACACCTACCTTTTTCTCTTCTTCAACTTTTTTCTCTGTGACTACAGTTTTGCCTACTTCAATTGCTGTCGCTAAATGCTTTTTAATAAATTCAGATACTGGACGTATGTTGCCCATTGTTCCTGGTAGCGTTTGCCAATAGTCGTCTTCCTTTTGATTAAAATCAGGCATACCTTTTGTCATCATTCTACAATAGATTGCTACTGTTTGACTAATACGCCAGGATTCTGCTGATTTGGCCGCTTTGATATCTTCTTTAGCATAACCATTTTGTGACATCCATTCAAAAGCATATGGATATAAATCAGAAGGCTTAAAAGTTTGGTAGTACCATTCTGAAGTAGCCACACGTTTACGGTGAAATTGCTCACCAGTAAGTTCTTCCCAATTATCCCAATTGGGCTCTAGCGACTTTTGTGAACGTCTACTAACCGTTCTTTTTGCTTTCTTTTTACGTGATAGTCCCTTTAGGGCAGTTAAAGCCATTTAGATTCTCCTAGGCAAATATGTTATTCATATATATACAAATACTATTCATTATAGCATCTTATGGACTGTTGTCAACCGATAAATACTATTGTCGTAAGATTAGGAAAAAAATATGCCAAGATTATCCATGTGGAAACCAAATAAAACTAACGATTACAGTTTTCACGATAACAGAATTAGAGAAATGTTCACTGTAGGCGGAACAGGTATCAATATTCACAAATACCTAGGTACATTTGGCGGTGATGGGTCTGATGCTACCAAGCCAAAGTATGATACAATTACAGAAAACAGGATACAAGACTTACTTTTCTTAGAAAATAGAGATCGTAAGTATGATACTTCTGTGTATCAACTAAGAGGTATATACAATGTACAGGACATTGACTTTGATTTAACACAGTTTGGTTTATTTTTAGCAAACGATACACTTTTTATAAATTTCCATTTACAAGATATGGTAGATGGTTTAGGTAGAAAGTTAATGAGTGGAGACGTTTTAGAACTTCCTCACTTAAAAGATTTTTATCCTTTAGACGAAGATCTAAATGGTGCTTTAAGAAGATACTATGTAATACAAGATGCGGCAAGAGCGAGTGAAGGATTTTCACCTACTTGGTATCCACATATATGGAGAGTAAAGTGTACTCCACTTGTTGATTCACAAGAATACAGAGATATCTTAGGATCTAAAGAAGATGATAACAGTTTAAAAAATCTGTTAAGCACATACAAAAAAGAATTAGAAATTAACAAAGCAATAGTTGATCAAGCAAAACTGTATGTTCCAAAATCAGGTTATGACGTAGAAAAGTTTTATGTACAACCTACAGATAGAGATGGTAATACTATTGATCCTTTAGGATTTACTGCTGATGATACAGACGTCAAAGCAAGTTCAAGTAGATCAGTTGATAGTGAAACACTTTCTCCAACTGGATCAGGTTGGACAAATGGATATATCACAGGAGATGGCAAGGCACCTAACGGTTTTCCTGTTACTTCTGCTATTAGTTTTCCAGCAAGTCCATTAGAAGGTGACTTTGTACTTAGATTAGATTATCAACCTAATAGATTATTTAGATATGATGGTAATCGTTGGGTGAAAGTTGAAGATAATGTGAGAACAGGACTTGACGGCGATGGCACAACACAAAGAGATGGATTTATTAACAACACCGGAACGTACATTGATAACAAAGGCAAAGCACGACCAGGTAGAACAGGTTTAAGTAAAGCATTAGAACCTGATGAGGACTAAAATGGAAGAAGTAATTAAAATAGTTTCAGATTATTTACAAGTTGACAACGTTAAACCAGAATCACATTTAGTTGATGATTTAGGTGCTGACATCTTTGATACTATCGAAGTTGTTATAAAAGTTGAACAAGGATTAGGTGTAAAAATACCACAGGATGTTGGTGACAATATAAAAACAGTACAGGATTTAATTGATGCTGTAAAAGGAAATCAATAAATGGCTAAGACATTTTTCTATGACGAACAGATTAGACGATTCATTCTACAATTTGTAAGAATGTTTAGTCATTATCAAGTCGAGTTTGGTTCCGACAGAGAAGGCAATACTACATTGTACACTGTACCTGTACGTTATGGTGATTCAAGTAGACAGGCCTCGGCAATTATGAAGCACAATAGTGAAAATGGTATACCAACTGTTCCGCTTATTACTTGTTATGTTACAAATTTAACTTATGATAGAGATAGAATGCAACAACCTAGTTTTGTTGATAAAATGCAAGTTAGAACAAGAGCAATAGATGAGAACACAGGCGAATATACTCAACAACAAGGCGAAGCATACACTATTGAACGTCCTATGCCTACTCCTTATAGATTAGAAATGAATGTTGACATTTGGACTAGTAACACAGAACAAAAATTACAGTTGTTAGAGCAAATATTATGCTTGTTCAATCCTGATTTAGAAATACAAAGCACAGACAATTATATAGATTGGACAAGTTTAAGTTATGTAGAACTTACAGGACAAAATTTTACTAGCAGAAGCATACCACAAGGTACAGAAGATCAAATAGATATAGCAACATTGAACTTTAGCCTTCCTATATGGTTAAGTATGCCTGCTAAAGTTAAAAAATTAGGTGTTATTCGTACAATTACTCATGGTATATTTGACCAAAATGGTAATATGGAAAGTATAGACCAAGGACTAATGTATGGTATCAGACTAGTATGTACTCCACAGATGAGATCAGTTATACTATTAGGTAACCAAGCACAGATTATTCACAGTCACACACCTACTCAAGACACTTTACAAACTACAAAAGTTGTAAAAGAACCAAAGCAGGATCCTAGTTGGAAGGCAACCGTTAATAACTTTGGTAAACTAATTGGACAGAATCAAGCAACACTAAACAACGGCACAAGTCAATTAAGATTCACACAACCTAACGGAACAGAAGTTATTGGCACAGTTGCTTATCATCCAACAGATGAAGACATTTTAATTTTTAATGTAGATACAGATACTATTCCAAGTAACACATTGAAACCTGTAGACGCTATAATTAATCCTACTAATAAA